TAGAGAAGAGCATGTGGGCGGGTCCCACCCATATAAAAAAATAAAAATTTTTTTCTTTTTAGGGCTTGACAATAATCCTATAATAACCTATAAACAAATCAGTTGTAATAATAACTAAAAACAGAAAGGAATACATTATGCAACCATTAAGAAAAGACCACGTTGATTACTATAAAGACTTAACAAACAGAAAGTTTGATAAACAAGTTGATATAGTTGAAACTGAAATTGACAGTCAAGCAGAAGAGATTGTCAATAAAAAGATAAACCAATTTCCAAAGGAACTTGGCTTTGAGAAAATGATTAAGGAACTAGATAAGAGGTGTAAAGCCCTTATGAAGTTTCAATCAGAAAAAGCCCAGATTGAATACAAGTTGGAAATGGAAGCTAAAAAGATAGCAGATGATATTGAAGAAAGATTTAAGCGATTTGGTAAATTGCGAAAATGGGAAACTTCAATTTCTACTGTGAAAGTCAAAGAAGAAAACGCAGTTGATTATATAATGAAGAAATTGCGAAATGTATGTTTTGAAGAAGCAGAAAAATTTGTAAGGTCAAAACATAAACTTTATCACGCATTAGAAAAAAAGCGAGAAAAGTGTTTGACTATCCTGCATACAGGAAGCCACATACAACCGACATTAACCGAGTTAAGTAAAGAAATGAGTACAGCTAGAATACAGCTTGATATTCCAAATTCTTTATTAGCTTTACCGAGTAAATAATATGATTGAAATAGTATTATTAACAGCAATCACTGGTATTGTTGGAGTTGGTATTTATCTGATGAGAGAAACAGATAAATTTATTGAGGAACAAAATAGACAGATACGACTACAACAAGCGTATGAGCGTATTACTAAAATGTCTAAACAAAAACAAATGGAGTTTAAATTTGATAAATAAATAAAAAACTGTGGCGCGAGAAATAAACACACTCGCGCCACACTAGAAAATTATAGAGAAGAGCATGTGGGCGGGACCCACCCAAGAAAAAAAATAAATTAATTTGGCACAAATCCGAAAAAAAATCACATATACTTATGAGGTCAGTTAGTTTGTTCCCTCATCTAACTGGCCTCTGTGGATAACTTTAAATTAATTTATTTAAGGGGTTTACAATATAGGATAATCTGTTAAATTAAATTATTAACTTAACGAAAGGAATACAATGTTAATAGTACACTACGAAAACTTGAGACACTACCTACCAAAATGGAAAGGTTTTGCAAAAGAAGATGAAAGAAAACAAGCCGATACTCTGGGTCATCTTTTAATGGCAATTGGAGTAAATGAGATCACAAAAAAAACTGTTGATGAAATTATTTTCAGAACAAAGTTTTTAGATTTCTGTTGGGGCTCATCGTTCTTTGTTGGCAATCCGAGTGACACGGATCTTCGACAGCTATTCAAAAATCATATTGGTTTAAGAATAGAAATAACTAATCGTGGACTTAAGAATATAAGTACGAGAAGAAAGTTCATGGTTAATCAATTAGATAATATTGAAGAAAGGATTATGAAACAAATAAACAACTAGCTTCGTTAAGAAATAGCCCATGCAGTTTTTGCATGGGCTATCCTACATTATCCTATGCACAAACTGCATAGCTCATAGAGAAGAGCATGTGGGCGGGACCCACCCAGGCGCGCTTCGCGCGCTTTAAAAGGGGACCCTAAAGGAATTACTTTTATGTTTCACGTGAAACATTTTTTTCGATACCCCCTTGGCCTAGTAGGGGTCCCAGACCTACCCTATAGTGTTTGATTTACTCAGTCATTTGAGTATAATACTTTTTACCCACATTGAAATATATGCTAACAGTACACGATATTAATAAAATTGCAGATCCGGTCGAAAGAAAAAAGTTAAAGATTCAGATCATACAAAGAGAGCAAAGAAAAGAACTTAAAAAAGTTCGTACTCAATTTTTGCCTTTTGTAAAAAAGATGTGGCCAGATTTTATAGAGGGGTCCCATCACACCGAGATAGCAGATAAGTTCAATAGATTAGCAACTGGAGAATTGACCCGTCTAATTATAAACATGCCGCCTAGGCATACTAAATCTGAATTTGCGTCGTTCTTTCTTCCTGCATGGATGATCGGACAAAATCCAAAATTAAAAATAATTCAGGCAACTCACACAGCGGAACTTGCTGTAAACTTTGGTCGTAAAACAAAACACTTAATTGATTCATCAGAGTATCAACAAATTTTTAAAACAAGACTCCAGGAAGACAGTAAAGCTGCAGGACGTTGGAATACATCTGATGGCGGTGAATACTTTGCAGTCGGTGTCCAAGGTGCGGTAACCGGTAGAGGTGCAGACTTATTAATTATAGATGATCCACATTCAGAGCAAGATGTAAACTCACCTATTGCATTTGATAATGCATGGGAGTGGTATACTAGTGGACCACGGCAAAGGCTTCAACCAGGAGGTCGTATTGTTTTAGTTATGACTCGTTGGAGTACAAAAGATCTTACACAAAAATTAATTAACGCTCAGAAAAATGAAAACGCAGATCAATGGGAAGTTATAGAGTTTCCTGCAATCCTTCCAAATGGTAAACCGGTCTGGCCTGAATATTGGAAGCTCGAGGATCTTGAATCTGTAAAAGCATCTGCGGGTGTTGCAAAATGGAACGCGCAATACATGCAGAACCCAACATCAGAAGAAGGAGCTCTCATTAAGAGAGAATGGTGGAAAGATTGGGAACACGAACACATGCCTGTCGTTGAACATACTATTCAAAGTTATGATACAGCATTTTTAAAAAAGGAGACAGCTGATTACAGTGCAATTACAACGTGGGGAGTTTTTCGTCCAAACGAAGATGCTGGCCCACAAATAATATTATTAGATTCATACAAAGAACGTTTAGAGTTTCCAGAGTTACGTCGTGTTGCATTAGAACAATATAAATATTGGAATCCAGATACAGTTATTGTTGAGGCTAAAGCTTCTGGTTTACCTTTAATGTATGAGCTTAGACAAATGGGAATACCTGCAGTAAATTTTACACCTAGTAAAGGTCAAGATAAAATTGCTAGAGTTAATGCAGTCTCTCCTATGTTTGAAGCTGGACAAGTGTGGGCCCCTTTGCGAGAAGAGTATGCTCAAGAAATGGTAGAAGAAGTTGCTGCATTTCCTTATGGAGATCATGACGACTTAGTGGATTCTATGACTCAAGCTCTGATGAGATTTAGACAAGGAGGGTTGCTAAGACACCCAGAAGACTATAAAGATGAAGATCAACCTAAACGAAAAAAGAAATTTTATTGGTAATGAAAAAGAATCCAACCTTAGTTAAAAACATGAAACATGTTAAATTTGATCAGATACCACCTTTAAGTGGCCCTGATCCACGAGGCTTGATTAATCCCACAAAACAAGTTAAACCTAATCAATTGGAGAAAATAAATGGCAGACATAGACAAAGCATTAACCGAAGTAAGAAAATCGGTTGAGATACCAGGGCCCGAGGAACAAATAGAGGCTACTGAAGAAATTAAAGAATCATTACCAGACGCTGGTGAAACAGAGATTACCCCGACAGAAGATGGCGGAGTAGAAATTAATTTTGAACCTGGAGCATTTAACCAAGCACAAAGTGAAAACCACTTTGATAATTTAGCTGAGTTATTACCAGAGGATGTGTTAGGTCCTTTAGGTTCAGAGTTAAATCAAAACTACATGGACTACAAAGAGTCCCGTAAAGAATGGGAACACACTTACATTACCGGTTTAGATTTATTAGGATTTAAATACGAAGATAGAACAGAACCTTTTTCAGGTGCAGCAGGAGCTACACACCCGGTTCTTGCAGAAGCGGTTACTCAGTTTCAAGCATTGGCTTACAAAGAATTACTCCCGGCCGACGGACCAGTAAGAACTCAAATTATGGGGGCACCAAACCCTGAAAAAGAAATGCAATCGACTAGAGTAAAAGATTTTATGAATTATCAGTTGATGGATCAAATGAAAGAATACGAACCTGAGTTCGACCAGTTATTATTTTATTTACCATTAGCAGGATCTGCATTTAAAAAAGTTTATTATGATGATTTGTTAGGTAGAGCAGTTTCTAAATTTGTACCCGCAGAAGATTTAGTGGTACCTTATACTGCAACATCTCTTGAAGATGCAACGGCTGTTGTTCATCGTATTAAAATGAAAGGCAACGATTTAAGAAAACAAATGGTTGGAGGATTTTATCGAGATGTAGATATAGGTGAACCTGCAAATACTGAATCTGATCTTGAGAGAAAAGAACGAGAACTAGAAGGAATTACAAAAACAAAAGACGAAGACGTTTACAATATTTTAGAGTTTCATATTGATTTAGATTTAGAAGGTTTTGAAGACAGAGACGCAGCAGGCGAAGAAACAGGAATTAAACTTCCATACATTGTAACAATTGAAGAAGCATCACGTGAAGTATTATCGATTAGAAGAAATTATGAATTAGATGATCCAAAGAAAAAGAAAATTTCTTATTTTGTTCATTTTAAATTTTTACCCGGTTTAGGTTTTTATGGGTTTGGATTAATTCATATGATCGGTGGTCTATCAAGAACTGCAACTGCAGCTCTAAGATCATTACTAGATGCTGGTACCCTCTCCAATTTACCAGCAGGATTTAAGATGCGC